CCTTCGCCAGCCCCTGTTGCAGATTAGTCGTAGTTGAGTTGCCTTCACCTGTCACGCTAATAGAACCAGCCGTGGTTACTCCTGTGATTGAGTCTACTTTTAATTGACTAGCCATTATGCGAGGTCTCCAAATGCTACCGATTGAGTTCTGGGGGTATCAGCGGCTCCTGTTGTATCTGTTTGCATCTGATACATATCATAACGAGAAGTTGCTACATCATCTATACATCCGTTATGACCCCACCCAGAAGAGTCATTTGTACAATGACCAGAAAAAGTTGTGTTAGCAAAAGATGTAGATAAATTCATTCGGGCAATGCCTGTACCTTGGTCAACCCCAGAACTAATATTAAAGGAATCGTTTACTGCAAAGGTGTCTGTCTGTTTTACCTGAGACCAAGCCTTCGCCAGACCCTGCACAACATTGGTTGTTGCACTGCCACCTTCAGCCACAGCAACAGCATTGTTGGCAACCTTTACATTCGTGCCACCAGAGCCAGCCTTGTCTACAATGGTATCTACATTAAGTTGACTGGTCATACGATACTCCAATATCCGTTAACAGTGACGGTGGCATTGTCCTGTGTAATCGGACCTGCACTCACGCCATTTTCATCTGCATCAATAGTAACGTCTGCCGTGATGCTTTGACCATTCAAGCGGATGATGCTGTTGTTACCTTTGAATGGGTAGCGTGTGTCACTTTCTGTCACTGTGTAGCTGTTGGCTACAGAGAACACATCGTAGGCTACCATCTCAACTACGTCATTTAGTGATGCACCTGTGACCAGCACGACTGTTGTACCTGTGGTGGCAGTGTAGTCTGTACCGGGTTTAAGTAGTACACCATTCTGATACACGTCCATGTACAGACCATCTTGATAGGTAAGTACCTTAGAGTCAGCATCACTACCAGAGAAGCTAGTCTGCCCTGCTGTGGCCTGATATACGAAACGGTTACGTACACCGTTCTGTGGGGATTTACCTATGTATGGCATTATGCGTCCTCCAACTGACTTTGTGTTGGCTGTGAAAGACTGGCGTGATTCCACTCTTTAATGTAATCGCCATTACCATCTGATTTATTTTCAAGGATAATGCCGACTATAGAAAAATCTTTGCCTTCAAGAGCAGGGTAAATTTTTATGATTTTATCATATAACGTCATTATGCTTTCCTTATCATTCCACCAGAAAAGTGAGTTTCATTAGTAGCGTCAGCAATTGTTACTGCTGAACTAGCATTATAAATCCACATTTCAACAAAATCATCACTGTCTAAATAAACTAAACCAGAACCATTAATTCCATGTAGAGATTCAAACCCGCCTACGACAGAATTAAAAGCAAAAATTGTTGACCCGTTTTTACGTACTTGCAAGATAGCACCACCTTGAGTAAAAGTTGCATTGGAAAAAGTTACAGAGGCATTAATTTGATAATATCCTGCTACGGTTGGAGTAAATTTATCAGATGCAAATTTGTTGTCTGTATCAAAAACTTCCGTGCCTAGTGCTACCTTTGTAAAAGTTGCTTGTGATACTGACTGCCCACTTGAAGGATGTACAAAAAAAGCTGGTCCCATGCCTACTGAACCCGCACCAGTAGTTAAAATACCAGTGAAAGATACGTTTTCTGATGAGTCAATAGTAATAGCTGTAGCATCACTAGAATCAGAAATGCCTGTATTTAACCCACCTCTGTTTACTTTAGTTAACGCCACAGTCTATCTCCCTTATGCGTATGGGCTATCGCCAAGTACGTCTGTATCCCAAGCTGCCTTGAGTGCTGCAATGTCAGCAGCGTTAGTGATTGCAGATGCCGCAGGTGCATCACGCAGTGCTGCTTTCTTAGCTACCGATGCTGCCTTTGCGTCTGCGTCATCAGCTTCAAGTGCCTTCATGTACACTACGTCTTCTGCCTCTAGCAGTGGACCACGTACTTCACGGATTTTATCTTGAAAGATTGTTTTGGCTGCTGCCATATCTTCTGTTATGACTGTGCCACTCAATGACCATGCACCACGGAAGTGACGGTCTGCAGGGACAGTTGCAGTTGAAGCATCAATCTGATTCCCGTCCTTGTCTACGATGTATGTTTGTGCCATTAGGTTTCTCCTCTTAGGCTGCTAAATCGGTGACGCTAAGTTCTTCAGTAATCTTCCAAGCATTGCGCCACTCACGTGAGCCGGGAAGCTGTTCTTTACGGCAGATAACCATCTTTGGTTTGTTGCCTTGATTCCAATTTTGCCACACATGCTGTGGGCAGTCTTTCATAATCAGGTATTCAATAGCCTGTTCTTCGGTCATAGCATCAATAGGCTTGGTGTCATGTAACAGGTAGCCACGAGTATGCTTCTTGAAGTCTGGTTGTGCTTCATCTTTTGCTAGTTCCCAATACACTTCGACAGGAGGCAGGATACCGCCCTGTAGCGCACACGCCATCCAGTTAGGGTCAGGAACCAGTATCTTTGCACACTCATCTACGCTGTCCTCATAAACTACACGATAGTCAGACTGATGACCTTCTAGGTTTTCCTTTGCCCAACATAGGCGGTCAAATAGATGTGTGCCTTGAAATTCAGGTGTCTGCATTATGCTAGGTCTCCGGTATAAGATAAAAGCATCAAAGTTGCATCGAATAAGTCTCCCGCATTTTGATTTCTATTTTCTGTTTGTGTTACAGAAGCAGTATATATGGTAAAGGAACCATTTTGATGCCCTACACACGGCGTTACAAAAGACCCGCCCCCTGTTGAAACATTTGTAATATAATTTGCATTTGAAAAACTATTAGTCTTAGTCACATTATATGTTCCAGTAGTAACATCCGTAATACTACTTATATTTAAGGATTCTCTAGTAGCTATAGTTCCTGTGCCATTGAAGTTAATCCAAGCCTTCGCACTACCATTCACAACGTACTGCGTATCAAGTGACCCTGCGGTGCTGTGTTCTAGGGTATCTGCTTTGATTTTACCTAGTGCCATTATTCAGTCTCCAACGCCGTAATACGCGCTTCTAATTCAAGGATGGTCTTCACAAGCAATGGGACGATTTTAGACTGGTCTATTCCCTGCATTACAGGATTACCATCAGCATCTACTGCATCCTTAGTGCCTGTAATCGCTTCTGGTACGACTGCTTGCGCCTCATGCGCTAAGAAGCCATCGACTGTGGTATCTGCATCAGCAATGAAGTTAAAACGTGCTGGCTTGAGTTGCTTTAGGCGGGTTGTAGCATCCCAATCGTATGTGACATTTTCTTTGAGTCGGTAGTCGGATGATGTGTTGTAGGCTGTGGAAGAACCATTAACTGTAATACTACCTACACCCGCTGAACCGTACATAAAAAATACTGCATAGTCAGTTCCAGTATCACTTACACGCTGGATAATCAAGCTAGTGTTATTTCCACTTGTTGCAATATGTGTTACTCCTGTACTAGCAACACTTAATCCAGTTGCCGTATTTCCAGAGTTGTCAATATTCATACTTGTGTTTGCTAAACGTATGGCACCTGCCGAATCAATACGCATCCGTTCAGCAGAGTTAGTTCCAAAACTCATAGCATTATTGTTTTGGTCATACTGAATATAACCGCTATACTGGGACGCACCAGAAGTACCATCAGCAAAGAACAAAGAACCATTGTTGCTTGTTCCAGAGGCAATAGTAATACCAGTTGAACCTGTGGTGGCTAGAACTAAATCATCTGCACCACCGTTGTAACTTGATGGTGTCGTAGTGCCTACAGCTAATTTGCCTGAGGCAACAATGGTGTTACCAGTGCCATCAGGGTCAATCGTAATGTCGTTGTTGCTAGCAAGACTGCTGATTTTATTTGTCTTTACTTCACTCATGCTAGGTCTCCTAAACAAGAAACACAGGTTTGCGTTGCATCCTGCCGACCAGCGTTGGTGGACGTTGTTCCATCTCTAACATTATGACCGACATTATTGCTGGTAAGTGTTTCTGTACTTTCAAATGTAGCATTTCCACCAGCCGTATCTGTACCGCCAGCATTAATAACAACACAATAATTAGCATCAGAAAATGCGCTTGTAACAACAGCAATATATGTTCCTGTCCCAGAATCAGTTAAACTTGTGTTGTTAAAACTGTTGGTTATGGATGCGCCGTTACTATGCCTAATCCAATGTTTTGGCGCACTCTGCTTAGTCAGCGTAGCCGCACCACCGCCTGTACTCTGAATGGTATCTGCTTTTAATGTACTCATAGCGTCACCAATGTCCCACCGCTTTCAACGGTTAATGTAACACCACTAGCCACAGTAAACGGACCAGTTACATTGGCGTTTTCTGTAGCAAGGATGGTTGTATTTGCTGTAAGGGTTTGTGCATTGGTACGGAACAGACCACCAGCTTTGAAGTTGCCTTTGTTCTCAGCGGCTGGTGTAATCGTACCCGCTTGTGGGGCAAGGTAATTCACAAAGATATTACCAGTACCAGAGGAAGGGGCGGCAGTAAATGTTAGTGTAGTGCCATCAGGAATAGTGTAGGCGGCAGTGTCTTGTACAACACCATCAACTGACACCAGCACATCTTGCACAGAAGATACTGTAGTAGTCAGTGTAAATGTGGTATCACTACCGTCACCATTAAAGCGTTGTACTGCTTTAGTGGCTTGATAGCTACCCGGAACTTTTTGACCAATATACGGCATACTTTATTCCTTATGAACTAATAGTATCGACTACGGAAACCCAAACATCTGCACTTGATGCAGTATCACTCTGTACCTTGAGTACGTCATTGTTTTGCATTACAACCTTTGCACCACCATCTAGTACCTGCAAGGCTGAACCTACAGGGATAGGTGCATCTTTAATGATGTAGTAATCGTTAGACCCATCATTAATAAACACATCCATTAGAATCTGTGTTGTTGTAACATTAGCAATATTGATACCAATCAGTGCATCATCGGAGTTAGCTGTACGCATTGTTACTGCGCCTGTACCAACATTCCTTGCAATGTTTCTTTCAAAATCCTGTGCCATTTCATCTCCTAATTAAGATAAGTATAATTATACCATACTTTTACTTGTTTGTCAAGTGCTAAAGTGCAATTGCCATAGCTACTGCAAAGCCAGCAGTTGCACCTGTTGCTGGTAGATTAGTCAACTGCGAACCATCTACTGCTGGTAGTCTTGCAGAACCATCTAGCTGTACTGCATTACTTGCTGATGTACCTGCTGTCAATACTGCAGCAGAGCCTAGACCTAATGTACTACGTTGTGCTGCTGCATCAGCATCATCCAACAAGGCTTTACCTGCGGCAGTTAAGTCATAAGTTCCTGCAGTTCCTGAACCTGTAAACTCAATACCTTTATTTGCTGCAGATGTTAAACCTGCTAGGGCTTGTAACTCTGCATCTAGTCTTGCATTAGCTACTGTACCAGTAAGCTGTGATGCATCAATACTTTTGTTTGTAAGTGTCTGTGTACCAGACAGTGTGGCTACTGTAGCGTCAATAGTAATTTCATCAGCATTAGCAGTAATACCTGTACCACCGATAACATTAAGAGTAACATCACCTGATGTACCACCACCTGTCATACCTGAACCAGCTACTACAGAAGTAATATCGCCTGTAGGTATTGTAGCTACTTGTGTATCTACGTATGCTTTGATTGATTGCTGTGTTGCTAAGTGGCTGGCACTGTTAGAAGACATATCGTCTTCATCTTTAATTGAAGTTCCACTTATTGTACTATTCAGCACAGGACTTGTCAAGGTTTTATTTGTTAAAGTTTGTGACCCTGTTAGTGTAGCTACAGTGCTGTCAATAGCTACAGTCATTGTCTGTGATGAACCTGTAGTATCAATACCTGTACCACCAGTGAATGTCAGTGACTGACTATCTAAGTCTACGTTCTGTGCGCCACCACTGTCACCTGAGAAGTCTAAGTCCTGTGCAGTTACCTGTGCGTCTACGTAAGTCTTAATAGCTTTAGCGGATGCCAGTGTAGTATCTGTACCAGCTACGCTAGACAGGTCAGTATCAAGTACGCCTGACTTGAGGTTGTCTACTTCGATGTTAGATACAGTGTTATTGTCTACATCAATAGTCTTGTTAGTAAGCGTCTGTGACCCTGTAAGAGTTGCTACGGTGCTATCAATAGCAAAAGTAACAGCATTGCCAGAACCAGCAGTATCAATACCTGTGCCACCTGTAAGCGTAAAAGTCTCGCTGTCAAGGTCGATAGATAATGTTCCACCTGAGTCTGCTTGGAAGTCGAGGTCTTGCGCGGTAACTTGGGCATCTACATAAGCCTTAATTGATTGCTGAGTAGCGAGTTTAGTCGCACTGTTAGATGACATATCATCTTCGTCTTTGATACCTGTAACGGTAGCACCGTCACCTGCAATGTTAATGCTAGTATTAGCAACAACTGTTGTACCTGTAATAGCAGCAGCAGATGCGCCACCTATTACTGCACCGTCTACCGTACCACCGTTAATGTCAGCAGTGTCAGCTACAAGTGCGTCAATGTTTGCTGTACCGTCAAGATATAGGTCTTTAAATTCTTTACCTGATGCACCCAAGTCAATGTCATTGTCTGTAGTAGGTTCAATTACACCGTCCTTAATAACAAGCTGTTCAGTGCTTGTACCGCCTACGTCAATAGATACTTCTACTTGATTATTAGCATCGTCTACTACGACTTTGTTCTTTGGAGTAACAACGCCGGGGTCACCAATCAATCCTATGACTGGACCTTCTGCGGCTGTGCCATCATGCTTGTGACCTGTTGTATTTACAAATGCTGCTAGTAATTGGTTGTACTCGTCATTACTGTCGGCTGCATTAATAATGTCACCGTCAGCATAACTGGATTGTCTAGTATAACCTGCCATTAATTATCTCCTTGCATCAGCTTGGAACTCTAGCTGAAATCCTTTAAGTGAATATGGTGCTGATGTGCCT